TATTTTAGGGTGATGGTGATTTTAAAGGAGTACGAATAACACCATCTTGATATTCGTCTCGGCGTCTACGACCTTGTTGTTCGATCGCGTACGATTGTAATGCATTCTGATAAGACTGCGTATAGTATTGTAACATATCTGCAGGACCTTTCAAGTATCCATATGCTTCTACCAGACATCCATATAAAAGTAAATCCTGATATTTATTAGATGTATAAGTGCCTTGTGTGCTTCCTGGTGAAGCTGTTATAGAATCTGGTTGTTTTACATAAGCTAATGTAATTAAATACGTATTGTCTGGAGTAGGGGCTACAACCCAATAATTAGCGTCCCAATTAGCATAATATTTAGGTAATCCTGATTGTGTACCAGGTGTGTTATAAAATTCTGCCATATAGCTAGTATCTTTTTTTTCTAAAAATACTTGATTACCTGATGCATCGGTTAATTGAGCATATCTTATAAATCTTAAATCAGATGGAATAGTGACGTATCTATTTCCAGTTTGTAGGTTAGATGTAGCATAAAATCTGTTGTCATCAGAATCTGCTTCTCTGTAAATTTTGTTTTCTGCATTTTTAATTATTGTATTTAAAACAGTATTAGATAATACAGAATCATCTACCTCTGTATAATTTCTTATATCATCTTGTAAGTTTGCTAAAGTGTAAGCCATTAACTAGTAATCTCCTGACAAGCTTTGCAAGATTTTTTATATCTTGTATGCTCAATACAATGTTTTGGTTTTACTTCCTCATATAAAACTAAATGAGGATCCTGTTTTTCAGGATTAAATATATTTGTTATCCAATTTAAAAATTTATTTATCATGGTGATATTGTTACCGGTCCTACTGAACACCCGTAACCGCCTCCTTTTATATTACCACTTGTAGCAGTATCTGTATCAACTGTAAAATAAAAAAAATTAGTAACCGCATAATCATCAGAAACCCGGACACCATTTTTATAAATTCCAGTAGTTATTGCATAGCCCGCAGCTTTTGCAACATTAGTCCCGGTGATACCATCAAAATCTGTTGGGTTAGCATATTGACCTGCTATTGTAGTTGCTCCTCTAAATACATAAGTTGTTGAATTAGTTAAACCGTGACCGGGAGCATAAACATTTATAATTGAAGAACCTGCTTCATAAGTTTCAAATGGATTCTCTGGTAATGAAAAAGTTGTCGAAGGTTCTGTTCTTGCAGTTCTAACATTTAACAATGCAACACCATCTGCTGAAACAGGTTTAGGTTCTAGTTGTGGATGCTTTGCTTCATACTCTGTATAATGAACTAAAGATCCGTTCCATTCTTTAACCATTTCTCTGTATGGAAATTCAGCACCTGATCTATCAGATATTGATTTTGAATGTTTACCTGTTGCAAACTTTGACATTATACTCCTGGGTAATAAGCTTTAGGAGTAATGTAAGTACTTGAATCTGATCCATCCTCTTGTAAAGCTCTTTGAAACTCATCTTCATAAATAAGTTTTAGTTGTTGTGTAAGTTGTGGTGCATATTTCATAGAAAGATAATATGCTAATCCAGAAACCATACATGGAACAAATCTAAATGGTAAATCAGTTGCGTTTGTATAAGCTCCAACATCTTGTATTCTATTAATATAATACATATGCATATTATATGCAGCTGCTGTTGCGTCAGGTGTTGGATAAATATGAACTCTTACTTTATCAATAAATCTTTCAACCCAATATTGATTAGGTGTTCCTTGTGATAATTTATTTGAAAAACCAGCATAAGTAGATCTATCTACTTTTACCATTGGTGAGTCTGATTGAGTTGTTGTATTATAATTTTGTCTTAACTGTGCTTCTAAAATATCAGATATTCCATAGATGCCATCTGTAGGAACTGTAGTTGCGCTTGTACCATCACTACTACTTCTGAAAAAATCATATTCAGCTTGTCCTTGAACAAGATCAATATTAGTATCAGCTATTTCCCAATAATGAATACCTCTATTGCCCCATTCTTGAAGCATGATGTTTAATGATCTTCTAGATGTTTTTAATTGAAAACCAGTAACATCTGCTTGTCCAATTCTTTCAAAAGCTTCTTCTATAATTTCATCAATAGAAAAGTTTTTATCAAAAACTGTTGTTCCAGAAGTTGTATTGGCCATTTAGCCTCCTATCCGTCGTAGAAAACTGTAATGGAATTAAAGTCTCCTACTGTAAAAGCACAATAAGCACCTGCACTAAATACTACTCCATCAGATGGAATATTAAAAGTTTGGTCACCGTTTGCTGCTCCAACTGTTCTAAATTTTAATAATTCAGTTCCAGTTGCAGAAGTATTTCTAAAAGAAACATCTGCTGTTGCAGCACCAGAAGATAATTGTAATCCTCTAATTCTAGTTCTGCCAGCAAAAATTATTCCTAATGCATTATCAGCCATTCCAACTGTAATAGCTGCACCTGTGCCATCATCAACTGAAACTCCTGTTACAGTTAAAAAGTATTCTGAACTTGAAACAGTATCCGCATTAACACCTGTAATAGTATCTGTTAATGCATCTCCATTTGCATCAGTTCCTGTAATTGTAAACACTCTTGCATTAATATCTGAACCACAAGTTACAGTAATTAATCTAGCAGTATTATCTCCAAAACTTGCAACTCCACCTGAAACTTGAGCGCCATTTAAAGTAATAGCTCCACCTGCTCCTGGTGTTGTAGAAGTAATAAGACCATCTGCATCTGCAGCAGTTGTATCAGAAATAAACTTTGCTTTTACGTCTGTTGATCGTCCCATATTTTTCTCCTTAAAATTTTATGTGGGCCCGAAGGCCCACAAGAATTATTTATTAACTAGCGTCTGAAGAACCAGCAACACCGATGAACTTAAGTACAACAGTTGCACCAGTTGCTCCTGGGTCACCACTTAATACAACTTCAACTTCATCAGGAGTTGCAGTTGCAGCAGTAGTTGCTCCACCTGACATTCCTAACACACCGTTGCAAGGGAAAAATCCTTTGAAACCAGTTGAGTTAACAGCAGCAGTAATTCCGTCTACGAAACCATCTGTGTCTGCATCAGTTCCAATGTCAACTAAGTTAACAGCATTTGTAGCTGCAGTTGTACATGCAATAACAACACCCATAGGGATGAAGTTTGCAGGGATACCAATTGCTGCTTCTTTTCCTGTAGTTTCACCATTAGCAACAGTTACTGTTGCAGTGTATTCAGAAAAAGTCATTGAGTTAGTAATAGCTCCAGTAGTAGAATTTTTAACGATTGTAGAAAAACCGTTTTCCGATCTAACCGGACCTGTAAATGTAGTATTTGCCATAATTATATCCTCCTAGTTTTCGAACATAGTCTCTAGGCCGTCGACTATACGCGTCTATGTTCTGATTTAATTTGTATAGTGATTAATTTATATATTAAATTATAGAAAAGTGCAAGGTATCCCTAGGCAAAAAGAGTCGTTTATAGTAATTTAAAGTCCTAATTAACCAGCATAAAGATGAACTTCTTCATCTCTAGGGTTTTTAGGGCTCTCTTGCTCGGCTAAGATTTCTCTAATCGTTTTCTTGATTTGATCTCCTAGCAAAGACATTTCCGGTGTTATTTTTCCGCCGTTCTTTAAAAACAGTTCATTCCATTTAGACTCGAACTGTATTTTCCTCGCGAACAACACCATCTTTGGCTGAGCCATTGTTAACCTCCTCATAGGTTATATAAAAATCATTTACAGTACTTGTGTATTGCAAATCATTTTCTTCCCACTTTATATCAGATTTTCCTAGAAAGTCAATGATATGTGGATGAAGCTCTTCTATTGTATTAATGTCTTTATTGCTTTCAATTTCAAACGAAGTTTGAAGATATTTTGTAAATATTTGTACTAAGTATTTTCTCATGAATCTCACCGTTGTAATTTGTAAATGGGGCCGTTTTAAGGCGGCCCCATTAAATAAGGTTAATTACGCACCTTCTACGCCAAAGATACCTCTAGGGTCTGATACTCCAAATGAGTATCTTTCTCTAGCTTTGTATCTAACGTTACCAGTATCGAAGTCACCTTCCATTCCAGTTGTTAGAGGCGCTCTTTGGAACATTTTCATTCCATTAGGCACATCAGTGATAATGTAGAACGCATCAGAGTCAGTTAAGTAGTTGTTAACTCTGTATCCTTGAGGAATCATACCCATAGATACGATTGCGTTGATGTCATTATCAGCTGTAGCTGTTCTACCTTGAGATTTCATTAATCTCTCAGCAGTGAACTGAAGCTCAGAAGGAATAATCATTTTTACTCCTCTAGCAGCAATTCTTAGACCTCTTTCATCAGTCATCGCAGCGATGTCGATTAGCGATTGTTCTAATGAAGTCTCGTTTAAGTCAGCTTGAGTAGTCAAAGTGTTTTTGAACGTACCCGCAACTGTTGGGTGAG